TTTTAACCAGCTATTAGTACTTCTAATTGTAACTCCAACAGTTGCTACTATTGAAGTTTGTCCAGCACCATATTGAACTACATCTATTTGTGTTCCTACTGCATAAGCTACTGTACTATTCAAAGGGATAGTTAAATTATTTGCAGTTGCTACGTTCATTTCAACTAATTTATCAGCATCAGCTAAAACCAAAGTATAAGATGCTGTTTGTCTATTAAATGATTTTATTTTATTTTGTTTAGTATCAATTTGCGTTTGAATAGCAGAAGTAACTCCATCTAAATATCCTATCTCTGTATCACTAACTCCACTAACTACATTTTGTTTACCATTAAATGTACTCCAATCTGTTGAACTTAATGCACCTCTATTTGTAGCACTTGCAGTTGGTAAATTAAATGTGTGTGTATCTGTTACAGATGATATCGCAAAGTCAGTTCCACTTGTTCCAACTGCTAAATTTTGTACTTGTGCAGTCAGTCCGTTTAATGCAGTTATTCCAGTTGAAAATGTAGTTATAACTTGACACAAGTGATTATCCTCTGTATGAAGTGTAATTGTTCTACCACTATGATTAACATATATTCTAACTGCTAACCTATCTGTTGCTAATAACGTTGTTTGTGGGACTGCTAAAGCACTAAAATACGCATCTATTGCCGTTCCATTTGTAATACCTTCGGGAGTTGCTGAATTACTTGCTATTAATGATAATGTTGTTCCATCCCACTTATATAATTCTACATAAAATGATGGACTTCCACCACCACTCGAAGCACTAAAATAAGTTTCAAAATTCCAATTTCCCGCTGGTATTTCTAATAAATTAGGAACATTTGCATCTGTAATAAAAGATTGAATATATCCATTTGCATTTATTGTGAAATCAGTACCACCACCTAATATTGGCGTTCTGTCCATTTCTCTAAATGCAACACCACCTATTGTACCTTGAGAGACTGAACCATTAAGATAAAATGATAATGAAGCACCACCACCAGTTGAAGCTGGAAAATTAGCTAATGTTCCATCACCTCTAACATATTGTGAAACTAAACCAGCACCACTAACTGCTATATTTCCACTTGAAGTTATAGGACTATTTGTAACACTAAATGCAGAGGGCATAGTTAATCCTACTGAAGTAACTCCAGCACTTGGAATAGTTGGTTTATTTAGTATTTGAGCATCTCCAGTTGTAGCGTTCCAATCAGCATTTACATTTACCTCTGCTCCGGCAGCAATTCCCGCAAGTTTATTTTTTTCAGTAAGTGAATATTGCTTGTAAGTTGTTCCGTCAAGTACATCGTCTTGGTTTAAAACTACAACTCCAATCTGTCCGTTAACAGAATCAACTGCTCCTCCTCCTCCGGTAATAGTGTTAACGTTTATAGTAGTTAAATTAGGTTGAATAGTTAATGCAACCGTTTCAATTACTGGACTTATATTTATGTCTATTATATCTGGCATCTTATCTAGTTATATCGCATTCAATTAAAAATTCTCCACTTAACCAAGTCTTAATAGTTCCGTCTGCAAATAAGATTTCTAAATCATATAAGTAATTGCCGGATGCTATATTTATGATTTGTTTGTTTATTCTAAATAAGCCTCCAGCAGCGTTAGTAATTGTTATACCAGCACTTGCTACCGATGTCAAAGATAATGCAATCAGACCTCCGCATTCACTTCTCAACTGCATTCTAATTGTTGCACCGGTTAAATTAATAACTACACTATTTTTTAGCAAAGCAAAATTAACGGCCTCGAATGTATCTCCCTTTATATGTGTAAAATTATAACTCATTTCGTTTTGATTTGTTTGCTTAAATATTGCTTAACTTTCTGTAAGTTCTCTTTTTTTATCTTATATGCGATAAATTTATTTTTTGGCTCTTTCATAGTACCCAGTTGCAAGGATTAGCTTTTTGGTCTGGGTACATATCGCTATCCCTATTCGTCCAGTACTCTGGAAATTTAGACGCTGCATTTATACCCATATAATCAATAAATCTCGTAGCGTAAAAGTCTGCAAAAGTTCTATGCTTTTGAACTAATATGTCTAACTCTTCTCTGCTTGGAGTTTCTGAATTCTCACTTCTATGTTTAAATACTCCTCCGTTTCTTATTTGATAGTTTGCGAATGGCAAGTAATCAATCATAGCAAAATGAATCAGCATCGGTTGTACATAATCCCTAACCAAGTTTAAATAGTCTCCGGTTAATGTCGAAGTATTTATTTTAGTTGTGATAGTGTTATATAATTGAGTACCTAAATAATTCTGTACGTGCATCTGTTGTGCAATTTTAATAAACTGCATAAACAAATCTGCGTCTACATTTCCGTTAAGGATAGTATTTGCTTTTAGGTCTGTCTGTGTTATGAATAAAGTTGTAGCCATTTATTATCCTTTGTAATTTGGGTGATGTCCGTTATTTGGCATATCTATTGGAGCGATTTTTGAATCAATAAAACCGGCTGGAGTTGGATTGTATCCCTCTATACTTGCAACCTCTTCGCTAGATGCTAAAGATTTGTCAGCGTAAGGAGTTCCGTCTGTTTTAGTTTTTAGTCTGTAAAGATTTTCATTCCAAAAATGGCCGCAATTAACTCCGCCCTTGAATCTAAATAGAGAGTAATTTTCGCCCTTGTGTCCGAACTCATTATTTACCCCTTGAAAACTTGCTTGGTCGATGTCTTCCTTTCTATAAACTACTCCGCTATTTGTTCTAGACATCATATTTACGCAAAATTCTCTAGAGTTTGAACTATTGTATTTTTCTGCATACTCATAACGTACTTTATAAATGTCTTTATCTAAATAACTTGCTTGACTAGGACTGCTTTTTATAAATCCTCCTAGCTTTGTGTCTTTTTTTGGAGTTATATGTTGCTTGGCCCAGTCTTCGATGCTTGTATTATTATCGTCAAACTCTCTTTTATCTACCAATTCCCACTCATCCGATACAACTTCGCCCTCGAAAGAGTTAATGTCATAACATTCGTGTTCATCGCTTAAAGTTTGCTGCGGTGCTACTTGTGGAATAGCTGCTTTTAAACCTACTAGAGACCTTATTTCGTCAGCAGTCATCGACTCTAGTACTTTATTTGCTACCAAAGGACTTAAAGAGTTAATTCCGTCTATAATAGTGTTTGATTTTTCAGTAATAGTTAAGTCATTTACTGCGTCTAAAGGTTGTAAAGTTTTAAAGTATAAGTCTAAAGTAATTCCGTTGTACGCTAATATGTTATTTAACTCTTTTATTATTAAGTTTTGGAATGGTTTTATAACAGTATTCTGCATTAAGATAGTTGCCGTCTGCAATTCGTCTGCATTACTACCAAATCCGGTGTTATCTTTAATACCTAATAACAAAGGAGAAATAACTCTATGAGATACCATTATTTTACGCATACTCTCGTCACTTAAAAATTGGTATTGATTGTGAGCATCGCTTAATTGTACCGGAGTAATAGTTGCTCCGTAATCATTTGAATCATTAAAAGATAAAATGAATCTACCAGCGTTTGAAGTGCCAGAAAACTTTTGAGTTATTGCTCTTTCGATATCTCTTTGCTCATCCTCTGTTGGAGTTCCATTGTTGAAGTTGATTAACATACTAGGAGCAAGGCCATTCATTATATTATTTAAATGGTAGTTGCTTATCTCCTCTTCTAGTTCGCAGTATTGTAATCCTCCTTGCCAATCTGGTGGCGAGTAGTAATAGAATCCAGTTTTATAAGGTTTAATATATAATATCTCTTCGCTCTCTTGGCTTGTACCAAATGCCGGTATTGGAGTTGCCGGATTCTGTCTAGTTACTTTCGTCCAATCGTCTGCATAAAAATAAAATTCAACTTCTCCGTCCTCGTTACATTTTCCACTACGCAAAGTTTCAACCGGCCAATGATTACATTCTACTATTCTAGTTCTGTCTATTGAATAAACAACTTGAATAGCACACTGCCCCATAGCTTTTAAATCGTAACAAAGTCTCTCGGTTGTACTATCGTCAAATAATAACATCGCTTGTGCGTAGTCTTCCGGTTTGATTTGAGCATCTGTTGCGTCTAATCCTTGCCCGAATATCATTTGACTTATTCCGTTTACTATTGCGTTGTTTGTAGGACTTCCATTTATACGGTCTTGAATGTATCCAAAGTAATTATTATCGTCTCCATAAGATACCCATTCTTGGTTTCTTACTTCGATAATTCTAGGACTTGTATAGGTTGCTAAATTTACAATTCCTATTCCCGTATTTTTAGGTTTAACTTCTATTTTTTTTCTCATATTATTGGATTACGATATAATCGTTGTTATTTGTATTCAGAGTAATAAAATTACCATTGTTTATTGAGTAGTTTTCAGCACTCTGGT